CCCTGTTCGCTTGCCTGCCCTACCATAAAGCAAATTAAATTCACGATAAATTAAATACCCCAAGGCATCATTCATATGGTCATAACCATTCTGTTTATCTGGATCTCCTGTTTTTTCATCGTAGCTTTGCAACTCGAGGCACTCAATCAAACGAGAGCAACTGGCATGAATCGCCAAACGTCTTTCCCCTTTGCCGTTCTGTAGTAACGCATTGACGGTTGCAACTCGATCTTTGATAAAGGGGTTGCTCTTGAGAGCCATTGAACCGAAGCCGTAACCTTGGAGGATTGCGAGATCTGTCTTTGATGCGTTAATCGTTGAACGTGCTGAACCACTAGCGTCAGGGTAAACTAATATTCTGTTTGAAGGATAACGTCTGAGTAACTCCTGTGCCAACGCATCTGTATCTTTTTGTTTTGATATCTCATCAATGATCACCAACTTTTCACCATCTCTCACACCAATGACGCAGTTGCAGTTCATCACATTGAAATCGATACCGCAAAGTAAAGTCTCCATCTTGATATCAAACGGTATCTTGTTGATGACATGATGCTCCCTAGAGAACCTGTTATAGACCTGTCCGCTAGTTAAGTTAACCCATTGGCCAAGGAGATAAGCCTTTATTAACTGCGGTGGATAATTTTCTTCAAGAGATTGAATAAAGTTGTCGGGCAGATAAGGATTGTCTTTTGTTCTTGCCTGAATCAATCCTGTGTCTGATTTTTTATTTTTTTCAAAGGTTTCAAATGCCCAACCATGACCTTCAGGAGTTGTTGTTGCATAAAACTGTTGAACATTACCTGATCTAAGTCTTGCCAATGCCATATTCATTGCACTTTCTGCCTCTCGTTTTGGGATGGTATCTGCCTCATCAAATCCCACTGCACACAAGTTTTGGCCTCGCAAGCGTTGATATGTAAGCATTGTCCTTAACAAAATAGTATGTGTTCCTTCTGCAAACTCCAAAGTATATTCTGCTAAAGGAGAAGCTCTAAAACTGTAAGGTATTTGCCATTGATCTAACAGTTCATTCATCGTTCTTTGCAAAATATCTCTAAGCATTGGCGCAGTTGGTTCAAAAATTGCTGACACATGACCAACATTAAGTGCTGCCAGTATGCAAGATTTTGAAATTAGTGCGTGAGTTTTGCCAGCACCAAAACCACAGACTAGAGCAAGTTTTCGATGATCCATGTCTTGACAGAACTCTGCTTGATGCGGAAGTAAATCTTGTGATATACGTTCTATTGCCTGCTCTGCTGTCGGCAGATCATAAGCACCAATTTGATATAAAACTTTTCCAGGTTGAACTGTATCTAAAATGCTCACGAAATAATCTGTGCAAGTCTGGCTGCTGTATTAATCGCACCAAGAGCAATATGCAAGTGACCTTTTTCTCTTGCCTCCATCTGTAACGTTGCAGCTTGCGCTAAAAGATTCGCCACCATTTCAGGTCTTTCCATATCCCAGTCAGCTTTCATCTCGGCTCTTACAATTTCAAGATATTTGTCTACTGATTTATAACCTACCCCCCATTTTTTAGAGGCATATTCTATGCAGTCGGATCTACGGCCACCCTTGGCAATAATCTTGCCAAGTTCTCGTGACCTGATCAATGTTTCTATTTTTGTACCTTTTTTAGCCATTACTTAGATGTTACACGGAAAAGCGGGAATATGAATATTTATTAATTTTGAGACTCATTTGAGACTGGAGTGGGTGTTCCCACGTTCCCGATGTTCCCACCTTTGCACCAAACTTACCTAACGTTATATTTATCTCTTATATATCCAATATATACTATATATATATTTATATATAATATACTAGGAACATAAGGAACATATATATATATAGTAGTTATAGAGAGGGTTTTGAGCGTTCCCGAAGGTAAGAACAGGGTAGGAACAGTAAGGAACATCAGGATGATTTTTGAAACCAGACCCATTTCGGTGTTCCCATCACTCTTTTCTTTTTTCGATCATATTTGAGACTGCGTAAGATTTGACTAACGGTCATCATGTCACTTTTTGTTTGTCTTTCAATAGGTTTTTCAATAGCATCTGTTAACAAAACTTCAATAGTAATATCTTTAACTGAGTTTGACGGATCATTCAACCAATGACTTATAACAGATGACCAGGGAGAATCAACCATGTATGATAAATTTTCCTTTTCAATCTGATGCTCCTCTTCATAAGAAAGAAAATGAGGTTCATTATTTTTGAAAGCATGAATCGCGCCACTCCACAGGCTGTCTCTCTCAAGTTGTAAAGAATCAAGATCAATAGATTTTGCAGTGCAGGGAATAACATGAAAGCGTCTGTTTCCAGTGTCATCTATCAATAAACCTGATTCCTTGTTGCTGCTTCCGACTATTATGCCACGCCTGGGCCATTCTTCTACGGCTTTTCCATAAGGAACTCTGAGAAGATCTGTTGATCTTGACAAAAAAGCTTTTACCACCCCTGCGTGTTTTCTTGATGTGATGCCATCAATTTCTGACCATTCCATTCCCCATGATCGGTGAAGTACGAGGAGATCATCTTTTGAAGAAATATCACCGAGAGCATCTGAGAAAAAGGGGCCAAAAAGGGTTTGCCAGAATGATGATTTTTTTATGCCTTGAGAACCCTGCAAGACGGTAGCGGTGTCATGTTTACAACCAGGCATATAAACTCTTCTTACTGCATTTAT